TTCAAAGAAGCAAGCTATTCTTTGATTTTGTACGCTTGAAGGAAACACTAAAGCCAAAGTATTTTCTATTGGAAAACGTGAGAATGTCTAAAGAGTCTCAGGACATCATTAGCAAGCACCTGGATTGTGAACCTGTAGCCATTAACAGCGCCCTAGTAAGCGCACAATCACGCCATAGACTCTATTGGACAAACATTCCTTTCACCATGCCAAAGGATAAAGGCATTGTGCTAGGTGATATACTAGAAAATGAAGTACATTCTAAGTACTTTGCGGGTAAAAAACTACAGGATAACTATGCTGGAGGAAACCAACTAAACCCAAAATATAAAAGCCAAGCCAATACAATACACTGCTCAAAAGAAAAGTTTGGTACTCTTTGCGCTGGTACTCATGGGTATGCAAACGGCCATGTAATAAATCCGGTAAGTTTTAACCCTACAAATAAAATCCGCAAGCTAACACCACTAGAATGTGAACGCTTGCAAACAGTACCAGAAGGGTACACAAACCACGTTAGTAATACCCAACGCTACAAGATGTTAGGCAATGGGTGGACAGTAGACGTAATAGCAACAATCTTAGAAGGTATAAACAAATGCAATTCAAGCGACTAAGCTACAAAGCAACTACAGAAACCGGAGACAGCGCAATAGCCGAACTATTTGAAGGCTGCGACCTTTGGCGTATTCTTTTAGATGTGAAAGGTAAAAAGTCCACACTTATGCTGTCAAGTGTTGAAAAGCGAATAAACAACAAAAGATATACTGATGCAAATAGAAAAACTGAAGCTATAGCAGCACTTTGGTCTGGCCTTCGCGCCTATGGCTTCACATCAAAAGAGGCAATAAGACTATGAGAACAGACTACGCGCATGAATGGAAAAACAAGCCTAGAGTTACACCAAGGAAAAGCATTGGCAAAAGTCTAGCTTGCTGGTGCTACTTTGGAATAGCAGTAGTTTGGTCTAGTTTTGTACTGTTACTACTGCTAGAATTGACAGCGTAAACATATAGGAGCATAAGAGAATGAGTTTATTTGAAACACTAGCAAAAGAGCTTTATGACTACAGTGAAGAATGCGCCCATGTTTGGGAGTATCAGAAGGAAGAAAGAGAGAACCTAGACGGAAACATAGTTACTCAATATCACGGAGGAAACTACTGTTTCAAGTGTGAAACATGGGAGGAAGATGAATAAGATGGAAGCAAAAAAAACAGTCCCTAGTGGCTACCGACAATGCGAAGGCTGCTTTAAGCCTTTTGCATACTACAGCATGTTTTTAATGGTTGAGAAGCTGTACTGTAGCAAATGCTGTATTAAACGAATGGAGAATAGCAAATGAGTACATCATTTTATGACGTAGACGTTACAGACGATAATGAATCGGAAGATCCAGAGCAAGCCCGTAGAGATTCTATGGTCACAGAGCTGGTGGAATACCGAATGACTATAATGGCTATTTCAGAGTTATTAGTGGTAGCTAGTGCCTACCTATCGGATGAGCTTGAAAACCGCTCTACGGGCGATTTAGAGGCATTACACAAGCAATTATTTGGTGATAACACGGAGGTACACTAATGGCAATGTGCAAGGCTTGTGATGTGATCTTGGAGGACAGCAAAGAGCATGAATTATGCGACTTGTGCGCCCTAGCATCAAAAGCAGCAAAATACCCTAACATCCTTGAAAATGAGCAGGACGTAGACGAACTAATTGAAAGAATGGAGGTGCAAACTAGGAACTGATACAAACTGTTACAATTCTTTACAGTTTTGTAATAAACAGTAACACTAACTTGTGTATAATCCTTAGTTATTCCAATGTTTACTTTATTACTTACATAATAGATTAGAACATTGGTTTAACTATAGATAACTAACGACAACATGAGGTAAAAACTATGCCGTTAAGCACTGGAAAGATTGCATTCAGCAATATGGTAAACAAGGATACAGCCTTTGGTAAGGATGAATTTAATGTAACACTTCAGTTGGAACCTGAAGAAGCTACATTACTTTCTAGTCGTGGGGTAAAACTCAGAGACTACCAGAAGGATGAAGACACACCAGCTATCCCCCAGCGACAATTCAAAACCAAGTACGCCCTAAAGCCTTCTGATATTGTAGACGCTGAAGGTGCTCCCTTTGACTTTGAAGGTAGAGAACTGCCTAGAGGAACTGTAGTGCGTATACAGTGGCCTGAGAAGCCACCACACCCTACTGGTGGTGTTCCTACCTACATCTCTAAGATGCGTATCTTGGAATTAGGTGAATCAAGTGGAGAAGGTGCCTTTGAAGAAGGATTCTAACCAGTTTGGTGATGATCCTTTTGTAAGGCATGAGCCATGCCCTAAGTGTGGCTCAAGTGATTCGTTGGCCCGATATGCTTCTGGGTCAGCGCATTGCTTCGGTGCAAACTGTAATCATCATGAACACAGTAATGGCAATGTAGCGCAATATAGCGCACCCACCCAATTAAGGAGGCCATTGGAACAAATGACAGGCACCATTAGTCCTATTCAGGACAGGCGCATTAGCCAAGAAACTGCAAGGAAGTTTAATGTAACAGTTGAACAAAATGCAGATGGAACAATAAAAAAACACAGCTACCCCTATTACAATGCCAGTAGTGAGATGGTAGCAACAAAGGTTAGAGTAGTAGACGGCAAGCAATTCTTTGGCACTGGTAGCATGAAGGACGCGCAGTTGTTTGGTCAGCAAACTTGTAGAGGTAAAGGCAAGTTTATAACCATAACTGAAGGTGAGCTAGATTGCTTGGCAGTCAGTGAGATGTTTGATCGCAAGTGGGACTGTGTATCACTTAGGTCGGGTGCTGGCAGTGCTGTAAGAGACATCAAGGACAACCTTGAATTCTTAGAAGGCTATGATTCAGTAGTCCTATGCTTTGACCAAGACCAAGCAGGTCAGGACGCTGTAGAGGCCGTTAAAGACCTGTTTTCACCTAGTAAGCTAAAGATATGCAAACTGCCAGCTAAGGACGCTGGTGAGATGCTCCAGGCAGGCAAGGTGCAAGCTTTTGTCAGTGCATGGTGGTCAGCTAAGACCTACCAACCTGACGGGATTGTATCCGGTGCTGATACATGGGATGAACTGGTGAACAGTGTAAAGGTTAAGTCTATACCCTACCCTTGGCAGGGACTTACAACCTTTACCAAAGGCTTTAGACCCTATGAGCTTGTAACCATTACCAGTGGTTCAGGCATGGGTAAGTCTCAGATAGTCAGGGAACTGGAGCACTACTTACTCAATGCTACTGAGGACAACATTGGTATCTTAGCCTTAGAGGAAGCAGTAACCCGTACAGCACTAGGCATCATGTCCATTAGGGCTGATTGTCCACTACACCTTGAGGAAGACTTAGACAAGGAACTGCTAAGGCCAATCTGGGAGGAAACCCTAGGCACTGGTAGGTACTTTATGTTTGACCATTGGGGTAGCACAAGTGGTGACAATCTACTGAACAGGATACGGTACATGGCTAAGGCTTTGGACTGTAAGTGGATAGTCTTGGATCACTTGAGCATAGTGGTTTCAGGTCAAGAAGGTAATGATGAACGTAAAGCAATTGACCTGATTATGACTAACCTTAGATCACTGGTTCAGGAGTTAGGCATTGGTTTATTCTTAGTCTCACACCTTAAACGTGCGGACGGTAAAGCACATGAGGACGGTGGACAGATTAGCTTGAATCACCTTAGAGGTTCACAGTCCATAGCTCAGTTATCGGACATGGTAATTGGCTTGGAACGTAACCAACAGGAACCTAATGAAGATCTACGCAACACCACCACACTCAGAGTACTGAAGAACAGGTACTCAGGCATCACTGGTGAGTGCTGCTATCTGAAGTACGATAAGTTTACTTCTAGGATGACTGAGGTTAGTAAACCTAAGGAGGCTGAGAATGGATTCTAGTAAACCAATGTTCTTAGACATAGAAACCAATGGCTTAGACCCTGACACAATCTGGGTAGCAGTGACCATGCAGGATGGAGTAGTACAGGAACACTACACCCCTGAGAGCCTTACACAAGCATTAGCAGGTAAGTTCAAGGTAGTAGGTCATAACCTAATTGGCTTTGATATGCCTGTACTGTGGAAGCTATGGAATATCCATGTGGACAAATCTAGGATTGAGGACACCTTGGTTATGTCTAGGTTATCTAATCCTAGCCGTGAAGGAGGCCATAGGCTGTCCAATTGGGGTGAGATACTTAACTTCCCTAAAGGTGACTACAGTGATTGGTCTTGCCTGACACCTGAGATGGTTAAGTACTGTATTCAGGATGTGAAGGTAACAGCTAAAGCCTATGACAAGCTAAAGCTAGAGCTTAGGAAGTTTAGCAAGGAGTCCATAGACTTAGAGCATGATGTACAGCATATCATCCAGAAGCAGACTAAGAATGGTTGGTTGTTGGACTTGAGACATTCTATGGATCTACTGGCTGACCTAAAGGAAACCAAGATGAAACTTGAGTGGGCTGTACACCAAAACTTTAAGCCTAAGTGGGTGGATGTAAAGGAGGTCACACCTAAGCTGAAGAAGGACGGTAGTTTATCCAAGGTAGGGTTGACTGACGATGAGTTTACTAAGGTCATAGAGTCAGGCTGCATGGAACCTTTTATGCGTAGGGTTCTAAAGCCTTTCAATCTAGGCTCTAGGAAACAGATAGGTGAATACCTACAGGACTTTGGATGGAAGCCTGAGAAGTTTACACCCACTGATCAGCCTATAGTTGATGAGTCAATACTGTTTGCTGTGAAGGACATACCGGAAGCACAGCTAATAGCCAAGTACCTTATGTTGCAGAAAAGAGTAGCTCAGGTGCAGTCTTGGGTGGAAGCTGCCAATGATGACACAGACAGGATACACGGCTATGTGAACACCCTAGGTGCTGTAACTAACCGTATGACGCATAGTAAACCTAACCTTGCACAAGTACCTGCCAGCTACTCACCCTACGGTAAGCAGTGTAGGCAGTGCTTTATTGCTAGAGATGGCTACAAGCTAGTAGGCTTTGATGCCAGTGGACTAGAGCTAAGAATGCTAGCTCATTACATGAATGATCAGGAGTATACTAATGAAATCCTTAACGGAGATATTCACACAGCCAACCAAGGACTTGCAGGACTTGAATCAAGGGATCAAGCTAAAACTTTCATCTACAGTCTACTGTACGGAGCAGGAGATGCGAAGCTTGGAAGCGTGGCAGGAGGAAGCGCAAAACTTGGTGGACAACTTAAACAAAGATTTATGTCTAATCTCCCAGCATTTGCAAATCTTAAAGACAGCATTGCTAGAGAAGCAGCAAGCGGAGTCATCAAAGGACTAGACGGTAGAGTGCTACATATTAGATCAGAACACTCAGCACTGAACACTTTGCTACAGAGTGCGGGTGCGATTGTTATGAAAAAAGCATTACAATTACTTGAAGAATATGGTAGACTACATTCGTTAGATTACTACTTTGTGGGGAATATACATGATGAAGTACAAGCAGAAGTTAGAGCAGGACAGGAAGACAGCTACGGAAGACTTGCAGTCTCCTGCCTTGAAGCAGCAGGATCTTTTTACAGCCTCAATTGTCCCCTTACGGGAGAATACAAGGTTGGAGAAAGCTGGGCAGACACACACTAGGAATTGTATAAAATGCTCA